TGTGAATCAATTTTTAAATCACCTTTTCCAGAATCATATAGACATCTTTTAAAACAAGTTTCAACACATGATTCTATTTTTTTGCTAGAAAATGCAATAAAAGAAATGTTTTTAAATACCGCAGAAACTTCCATTCTTGGCGTTATATCTGTGAATTTTAGTTCTTCCAGTATTGCTTGATACAATGATTTTGATTCTGCAAATGGAGCTAATGAAATTTTTAATGTAGCTCCACTTGGTAATTTAATTTCTTTCATATTTACCTTAAGTTAAAGTTCTTGGTGCGTTTGAAAATTTCAACATATATACGGAAATAGATTGAGCGGCATCCCCCTCAACGTTACTTTTTGCTTCAACTTGTTTTTGAAAAATTCCACCGCTTAAAATATATGTATCACTTGTTATATTTCCTGCACCATCACCAATTTTCTTAATAAATTGTCCAATCATTAAAGGAAAACCTGCAAAATTATTATTTTGCTGAACAAGTAAATTATTTGTAAAAATATCATCAGGAGAGCCACGAATAAGCCTAATTTTAACTTCACATTGTAAACCTGTAGTATTTAACCCATAAATACTATTACCATTTTTACCCGTTTTTACTTGGGCAATATCACTAGGAAATGTCAATTCAACAACATCTCCGTCTCCGAAATCTACATACGATCTATTATTGAGAATTATAGTATCATTCCCAGACATGGCCGTTGTTGACATTTTTTACTCCTTTTTATTAATTATTAATATAAACAATGATATTTGCACTTTGTATAGCACCGGCTTCTTTCAATGCAATTTGAATTAAAGGCGCTATACGTCCCGCGCGCGCAGTTGCCTGTTGTTGTGAAATTGGTTGAGAATAAATATAGTATCCAAATTGGGAAATATTTTGATAAAATAAAGTTTGATTTCCAAATGTAGTTGAACTTGTCCATGTTCCTGGAGCTGCGTATTGATTTGTAACTGCTTGGTCACAAACAATCCTTTGAGACCCTTTTAATCCATCCATACCTCGTTCAGTTTGCGGAACTTTTGTTGCACTTTGAGCAAGATAATTAAAGGCTGCAACTTTTAATGACCCAACAAACCATTCTTGGTTATAAACTTGGTCAAAAAATTTATTTGCACCAGAGATAAATACGCAAGGATCTCCTTGAATTGAAACATAACAATCAGCACCCGCTATTTTAGCTAAATTAAGAATAGTTTGAGTCATTGTAGGATCTGGTTCAATTCCTAAAAGTGTTTTTAAGTGCATAGTAGTAGTTGTATTACTGCCGTTAAAATTTACAGATAAAGCAAGACCGGCGTAGGCTGCCATGTATAATACCGCGTTAATTCCAACCAATGATGAATCACCATAGTAAAGTCCTCGTGTATTATGAAAAGAACCCGTTGCTAACAAAGAAATCATTCCGCCAGGAAGCAAATCAGCACTATCATATGATACAAAGAAGCCAATTAAGTTTAATGGTAAAATAATTGAAGCTGCGGCAAGCATATCTGTTTGCCCTATTACTGCTAAAGTTTCTGTTGGCATAACGCCAAAATATTGTACTACCCCTTGAGTACGGCTAATAACTTCTCCGTATGATTCTCCAACTACCAAACTTGCCACTGTTATCGTAATTGCAGCGGGAGCGGACGTTGCTAAAGTATTTGTTGGTACTGTAATAGGTAATGCTATTCCATATACCCCATTAAATATTATTGTTAATAATTCTCCTGGCAAACCACCAATAACTTGAACACCGGCAAGTCCTGGTAATAATTGAAGCGCTGCTTGTATTTGAGATACTGTTGAGTTGTAGGAAAGACTTGTAGTTGTATTTCCATTGTATTCTAGTTCAAAAGCTCCACTTGCGGGAATACCTGAAAGAGTTAATGTCTGTTGCGATACATTACTAAGTATAGCAATTAATTGCCCGCTACCTGCCAAAATATTTGGCTGTTGTCCAAATATATCATTAGCCATTTGAAATGTTCTAGACGAAGTTCCGAAATCTAACCCTACTTGGGTTGGTGAATTATAAATAGCATAACCTAACGCTTGGCCACTCCATCCAATTGAAGTATTAATAGGAGTTACTGTAATCGCTACAGATCCAGAGGTAGCAAGAGTATTTGTTGGTACAATGGCTAATGGAATTTTTCCTAAATTTCCTGGTTGAGTTAAAGTCAAATTTTTACTAGCAATTGAACCACTTACAACAACGCTTTCTAATCCAGATAAAGCATTAATATCGCTTTGTATAGTTGAAATAGTTGCATTCCATGCAATTGATGCTGTTGTCAATAATCCAAATTGCAACACAAATGCGCCACTTGCCGCTACACCTGAAAATGTAATGTTTTGCACAGCTTGTGTAACTGCTTCACCTGTTATGATTGCTAAATTGCTTGTGTTGTATGCATTTACCCCAATATTTGAGGATGCAACTGAAACATTAACTACATTGTCTATTGATAGAGACGTCATATTTATAACTCCTATGGGTTAACCAGTACAGTCGATTGATTAAATGTATCATAATAATTTACAGATTGAATTAATTGAACAAAATACTGCATATTAACTTGTATTTGAAAACGGTAGGGAATTGCTGCTCCATCTGTGTGGGATAAATTTATAAAACTTGAATTTGCTGGCAAAGTCCCAATTTTAAAACTATTACATTCTTGTTGTTGTTCTGAGTAATTGCTATTCAACGCCATTAAAATATTTGCTCTATTATCACGCGCAGAAGGGCCACGGCTTATGGCATCTATTTGTAATGTATCTAGCATGTTTATTGATTGAATAGATTGTTGTGTCGCACCATTAAAATAATTTGTATTGCCGAAAGGCTTTGAATTAAAAACACTTACTGCAATATAAAGATTATAATCTGTAGGCTCCATTAATTTTTGATTCCAAACGTAAATATGATCATTAGCAAGACCTAATTGATTTTGTAAAATATCGCAAAATAATGTAAGAGCGGTTCCTACAAGTATTTTCAAAGTTAAAAGAGTACTTGTTGCATCTATGACTTGAATAGTATCGTAAGCATTATTAACAGAAGAAGGAACATTAATAGGAGAAAAATATTGTCCCGTAGAAGCATTTATTGATCCTCCCGCTCCCATAGGAAGTACGGAATAAATGTATGGCGCAGTTCCTCCAGACGCAAGAAAATACGTTGTTAATCCGGGACCTATTGCTGAAACATTTGATACCAATGTTAATGTCATGGTGTTGGTGGTCCTGAATTTAAATAGTCTTCTACAAGATCATATTCTTGGTATTGCTCAAGGGTAAAATCTTTATTTGCCATAACTCGATATTGTTTTGTTAAGTAAATAATAACATCATCTATTTTTAAATTTAATTGCCTTTGTGAAAATAATTTCCACCAAGACCAAGCTCTTTGACCTTCTGGTTTCATGACTAATTGTCTTCCAGAAAGAGGTTGCCACACACCTAAAAATTTAATGTTAACAATAGTTTCAATCACCTGAAAGTCTGAAACAGTTTTTGTAATTAATCCAAAAGTCATAGGTTGATACCAGTCATCAAGCGCTGTGCTTGCGTCGGGGACTGTTCCGCTATTAGCATTTAGCGGCACATTACAAGCATTATTAATCCAACCAATTGACGAACTCATTTTTTACTCTTTACATCAAAAGTTACACTATCTCTAAGCTGATGAGTTTCTACAAGCGTTTGTTTAACTTTTTTATAATGCATATTTGATTCTTTCCATTTTCCAAACCCTGCCGAATCAAATGCCATCAACACAGTTCTAACGGCTAGTACGCCTATTTTATTTGCAAATTGTCTAAAACTAGAATTTTTAATAACTTCCTGAATATCTTTATCATTAAAAATACCTGCTTTAGTTAATTCTTTTGGAAATTGTTCAGCAATAGGCATTCTTAAAAATGAACGGACAGGTAAATTTGTAGTACCAAATTCATGCGCCGCGCCAATTTCTGCATTAGAAATATTTGCAGGTGACTTTTTATTGATTTTATATTTACTTTTTTCTTGATTATATGTGGCATTATTACGAACATTTTTACCACCTAAAATACCAACTCTAACAATAACTTTACTATCTTTTAAAGCTTTGTTAAGCGCATCTAATGCTTTTGTATTTATCTCGTCATTTCCAAAACTAGCCATTACCACGTCCCATACGGGCCACTTGGGCCATCCGGTATTGTTTGACCATAAGAAATAAATGTTTGTCCACAAAGACCAGGTAGGATCATCTCTAAATATTTTGCTCCATATCTTGTCTGAGTTAACATGGCCATACTTGGATTATCTAATATACGTTGAGGTATTGTAAAACTTGAACTTAAATTAGATGCACTTTTAGATGATTCAAGCCAATTGTAACGCCCGGCAATACCTTGCGAACTTGCGCGCATATCAATTACTAAATAATGCGCAGAAAGCCAAAGATAACCAAGAGTATAATTAGCTTGATTTGTAAATAATCCTTGATTTATTTGAAAATTAACTTGTCCATAAGCTTTACCAATATCCGCATCTAAAATAGAAACATCAGG